TTTTTCTACTGCTGCATCAAATAATTACTTCGAACCACACAATATGTCAAGTGCTTCTTCTACTGCTTTTGATGGTGAGCGACATCATTTTATGTATCACATAAGTTTTAATCCACAAACTTCAAGCAGTGGTCAGCCAATGGGCTATCTTCATTGTTCAGGTCATTATATTGTCACAGAAACTTCTGGCAATATTGTAATTGGTTACTGTGATCAAATTGCCATACAAAAAAATTCTACCAACAAAATTGAACAAATGAAAATTCAAACAAGTAGTGGATTTATGACAAATCTCAGAGTTAAAGTATATAGATTAGGAGCAAGATAATTGGCAGGTTACACATATTTAAAACGTAGAGAAGATGGTGACTTTGATCATGTAAGTGTTAATACATCTACAGGAGTAGAAACAGTTTTTGCTAAAGTTTTAGCAGCAGATGAGCAATATCCTTGGGGTAGACCTACTGATGAAGAAACTGCAGAAGAAAATAGACTAACTAGAAATGATTACTTAGAACAAACTGATGTATGGGTTTTATCAGATAGAAACCCTACACAAGCACAAATAGATTATCGGCAAGCTTTAAGAGATTTACCAACTCATAGTAATTGGCCTAACTTAAATGCGGAAGATTGGCCTACAAGACCTTCATAAGGAAATTAATTAAATGTTAGGCTTTAGTGGTTTATCCGTTTCTCCATTAGGAGACTTTGGAGGAGTAGATGGATCGGCTGCAGTAGCAGTAAGTTCATTACTACTAAATAGTAACATTGATAGTCTAAGCTTTGATGCTGAAGCTAATATTACAAACCCATCTGTATCAGGATCTGCAAGTGTTAATTCTGTATCCTTCGATGGTCAAGCTACTACTCCTGCATTAACAAGTGTTTCTGCAAATTTTGTAACTAACAATTTTGCTTCTTTTAGTGGCATAGCTAACTTTACAATACCCTCTATATCTTCTACCTTTTCATTAGATATAGATTTTGATGCTAAAGGTATAACACCAGAACTAACAGGAGTATCTTCCCCTAGTGCAATATCAGGGGTTGACTTTGATGCAGAAGCGAATATAACTACTGGAAGTCTCAATATAATAGGTACTGTTAATGCTGCTGCTGTACAGTTAAATGCCAGCGCATCTATTATACCTCTAGGTGCTGAGAGTGTATTTAGTTTAAATCTACCTACTCCTTCAGACAACCTTTTTAATTATGATGCTTTTGCTGATGATTTTAATGTTTCAAGAACAGTATTTATATTAAACCCAGCTTTAGGTTTAGGCAATACAGTACACATAGAGCCAGAAAATTTTACTTTAACTTTAACTGCTCCTAATTTAAACTTAGCAAACACAGCACATATATCACCTGAAGATTTTACAGTATACATACAAAGTCACAAAGATGTATCAACTACTGTACTAATAACACAATAAGGACAAGACATGTCTTATAAATGGCCTGATAAAGATCCAGATGAAACAATAGACTATAGTGTAGATTGGTCAAGGTTTATTCCAAACGATACCCTGTCCTCTGCAACTTGGTTTGTAAAAGACGCCAATGGAAATAAAGAACAAGTTTCTAATGCGGAAGTAGTTGATGGTCTTCAGTTTGTACAACCTACTTTGTCTGGCAAGGTAGCTACTGCACGTTTTGCGTTGGGTACAAATAACAAAAGATATACTGTAACTTGTCAAATAACTACAGGTGGTGGTTTAGTTTTTGAGCGTTCAATCTTTCTGAAGGTGAAAGAGAAATAATATGGCATATGATTTTATAGGACTAACTAATGATGTTAACAATAGGCTTAATGAAGTTCAGTTATCATCAAGTGATTTTGCTACAGTAACAGGCTACTTTGCTTTTGCTAAAGATGCTGTTAACTCTGCTATAAGACACATACAACAAGAAGAATACGAATGGCCTTGGAATCACGTAGAAACTTCAGAGATATTAACTGTTGGTACTTCTAGGTATGCATACCCTAACGATGCAAAAACAATAAACTTTAATACTTTTCGTATAAAAAGAGATGACAGTTTAGATATAGGAACTATAAAACTAAAAGTAATGTCCTATGAAGAATACTTAGAAAAGTATGCAGACTCTGAGTATAACACAGAAAGTAAAGGCATACCTACTCATATTATTAGAACTCCTAGTAGAGAAATAATATGTCATCCTATGCCAGACAAAGCATATGAATTAGTATATGAGTATTACAGAAATGGTTATGATTTAGTAAGTTCTACTGATGTTCCATCTCTTCCAGAACAGTATAGATTTGTTATAGTTGATGGTGCTATGTATTACGCATATCAATTTCGTGGAGATACTGCCAACGCAAATATGGCTAGACAAAAATTTCAAGATGGCATTAAATATTTAAGAAGCATAAATATAAATAGAACTGAATATTTACGTGATACAAGGGTACACTTTTAATGGCTACACAATGGGCTACTTTTCCTGTTGAGTTCAAAGGTGGTTTGATCTCTAATTTATCTCCCCTGCAACAGGGTGTAAATGCTATTGGTTCAGCTACTATTCTACAAAATATGGAACCCGATAGACAAGGTGGTTACACAAAGATAAGAGGATATCAAAAGTTTACTAGTAGTACAGTTCCTGGAACTGAGAAAGTATTGGGATTAAAAGTAGTTTCTAGTGGACGTGCTGTGGCTGCACGTAAGTTAGATGCTGCTGCTATAACAGCACAACAGGCAACAGCTAATGTAAATGGTGCTACTTCTTCATCTACTGGCGTAGTCTTAGATGGCAATTCAGGAACCATAGCTGTAGGTATGGTAGTTACAGGCACAGGTATTTCTGGTACTGTAACTGTTTCTACTGTAACAGATCAAAATAATATTGTATTATCCTCTACACAATCTTTATCTGATGATACGGCTCTTACTTTTCAAAAGGTGGGTCTTCAAACAGCAGATGTAAACAAGACAGCATATTATTTTAGTACAGGTACAACGTGGACACACATGGCTACATCTCCTTCAACAGGAGGTGGAAAGATAAGACATACTACTTTTAACTTTGATGGAGATGATAAAACAGTATTTGTTGATGGTACAAATTATCCAGCAGTATATAATACTTCTGGTAATACTATGGTTTTTTTAGATTCATCTACCACAGGAATATCTACGGATCTACAGGGTGCAGAATTAGTTACTTCTTTTGATAGTAGTATAGTTTATTCTAAGAACAATAAGATTTATGTTTCAGGACAATTTACTGTAGCTAATGTATCGGGTGGAGGTGTTACTAATCTTGTTTCAAATGTTGGAAACACTGTAACTGGTTTAGCTGTATTTCGTGAAAAACTTATTATATTTACCGAAGATAAAATTCAATCACTTGTAAGACTTGGCTCTAGTCCTTTCTTTCAAATAGATCCTATAACAGATAAAATAGGATGTATTAGCGCAGATAGCTTACAAGAATTTGGCGGTGATGTAATGTATTTAGCACCAGATGGTTTAAGACTATTAAGTGCCACAGATCGTATTGGTGACTTTGCACTAGATGTTACATCAGATAAAATATTTAAAGATGCAGATGACTTTTTAAGATCGACAACAGAATATTGTTCTGTTATAATACGCGAAAAAGCACAATATAGAATATTTGCTTATGTAGGATCTCAGAGTCAAGCTGTGTCAGAAGGTTTAATTGCTACTAAGTTTGTATCTCAAGGAGCGCAAGGTATTGAGTGGGCTACCACAAAAGGAATGAAAGCATTTGTTGCAGACAGTATATATTCAGGTACATCAGAAGCTATAATGTTTGCTAACGAAGATGGATACGTATATGAGATGGAACAAACAAATGCATTCGATGGTAGCAATATAGAAACTATTTTAGAAACACCTTTTATGCCAATTACAGATCCTGAAACTAGAAAGACAGCATACAAGTTAACACTATACACAGACCCTACAGGTCAAATGGATTTAAAGTTTAGATTATTATTTGACTTTGATTCAGGAGGTGACTCAAGAATAATACAACCAGAAGAAATATCAATAGGGTCAACAACTGGTGGCGGTGGTGTATTTATCTATGGACAACCTAATGCTGTTTATGGTGGCTCTAGCGTAGTCTATGGCACTAAATTAAAAAGAATATATAATGAAAATTTGATAGGCTCTTTTCATACAGTAGCTATGAGAATAACAAGTGATAACACTAATCCACCTTTTACTTTAGACTCAGCAGTATTACAATATAGACAAAACGATAGGCAATAATCATGGCAGGATATACACGTCAAGCAGCAGCAAATATAGTTACAGGTGGTGTCATCGACGCTGCAGACTTTAACGCTGAATACAACGCTCTTGAAGGAGCATTTAATGCAGGTACTGGTCATACACATGATGGTACAACAGGAAATGGTCCACCTATTGAAAAAGTAGGACCATCGCAAGACTTGGTTGTTACATCTAGTGTTGTACGTCCTAAAACAGACAATACCTATGACTTCGGTACTTCTAGTATTGAATGGAAAGATGGTTTCTTCGATGGAACACTAAGGACAGATATACTTACTGTAGATGAAACTTCTACCTTTACTGGCAATGTAACAACAGTAGCTGACGTTGCTATAGGAGGCAACCTTACAGTTACAGGTAATGCTACAATAAACGGTAATCTAACATTCGGTGATGCAGATACAGACACTGTGTCTTTTGGGGCAGACATTGATAGTAATATTATACCAGACGATGATGGTGCTTATGATCTAGGTAGTTCCACAAAAGAATGGAGAGATTTATTTATTGATGGCACAGCTAATATAGATAGTCTTGTAGCTGACACTGCTGATATAAACGGAGGCAGCATTGACGGCACTGTAATAGGTGCTAACGCTACTGCAGCTATCACAGGCACAACTATTACAGGAACTTCTGTTGTTGGTCCTTTAACAGGTAACGTAACAGGAAACTTGACAGGTAATGTTACTGGTAACGTTGTAGGTGATGTCACAGGTAACATAACTTCTTCAGGTACTTCTACCTTTACTACTGTAGACATAAATGGTGGCAATGTAGATGGTACTATTATTGGTGCTGCCTCTGCTGCAGCTATTACTGGTACAACAATTACAGGTTCTTCTTTTGTAGGACCACTTACAGGTAATGTAACAGGTAATGTAACAGGAGATATTACAGGTAATGTAACAGGTAATTTAACAGGAAATGCATCAACAGCAACAGCGTTACAAAATGCTCGTACTATTGCAGGTAACTCTTTTGATGGCACATCAAATATTGATATCGCCATTACAGATTTAACAAGTATTACTGCTTCTGCAGATGAAGTAAATAAACTTGATGGATTTACTGGAGGAGCAGCAGATTTAAATTATGCCAAAGATTTAAGAGCAACAGGAGTATCAACAACTGAATTTGATAAGCTTGATGGTTTAAATGCTACAACTGCAGAATTAAATATTATGGATGGTAATACTGCTGCAACATCTACTACCGTAGTGGCAGCAGATAGAGTTGTTTTAAATGATAATGGAACTATGAAGCAAGTTGCTATGAGTGATATTGCAACTTACACATCATCACAAGTTTCATCACCTAATAACGCAACAATTACAATAACCGCAGGAAATGCTTTAACTGGTGGTGGCAACTTTACAACAGATCAATCTGGTAATGAAACTATTACAATTAACCACCAAGACACTTCTAGTCAAGGCAGTGTAAACAATAGTGGATCTACATATATTCAAGATATATCTTTAGATACTTATGGGCATGTCACTAGTATAACATCTACAAATGTTGCAAGCAATGTAACTGTTGGTCCTGGTATCACTGCAACGACTGTTGGTACGTTAATTAAGCCCTCTACAGCAAGCGTTTCAATTCCTGCAAACAAGTATTTTATTTTAGAGCAAACTGGTACTGCTTTGAGTTACCTCGCAGTTATTACTTCTGGTGGATTTGTAGAGTTTGGTACTGGTACAATAAAGACCTCTGCTAGCGGCAGCAATACTTTTGGTGTTAATGCAAATTCAGTTTCGCCAGTATGCTATACTGCTGGTGGAGTTACTTTTACAACATCAAGTGGTACTAATAATAATGTTGGTGCTATATATAAGACGTTATAATAAAAATGTTTACACAACAAGAACTCGAAGATATGTTAGATCGTGCAGCCAAGCGTGGTGCTTCAGCAGCTTTGCGTGAAGTAGGACTACATGATGATGATGCTCGTAAAGACATAATTGAGATGCGTAACTTACTAGAAATGTGGAGAGATACACGAAGAGGTGTGTGGTCTACTATTGTAAAGATGTCAACTGTAGCAGTAATAACATTCATTGCCGCATCACTATGGATGCAAATAGGGAAATAAAAAATGGCTAAGAAATTTGCAGGGTTTAAGCCTGAGACATTACAAAATAAAATACTACCAGCATTAGGCTACAGTGGACCTACTGATCAAGCGTCTATAAATAAGTTCTTAGCAGCTAATCCTGCAGCAGCAGCTAAGATGGGAAAATACACTATGGCAGCTAGGCAGATGGTTGAGGGTAAGCCTATTAAAGCTGCTGAAGGTGTAGACGTACAAACTGACGAAGAAGGTAAGCGTGTAAGTGGTCGTGATATAACAGAACAAATACTGTTAGATCCTAAAGCTGCTGTGTCACGTCCTACAGTAGTTGGTGCAGAGACAACTGGCAATTTAATGGACTCTGCTGATACCAAAATGTTTGTAGGAGATCAAACAGATGCAGACAAAACAGCCACAACACAAGCTGTAGCTGCAACAGATATAGTAGCACCTAAAACTATAGAAACAAAAGAAGGTGTAGCACAGACATCACAAGAAGCTGTGACAAAAGCAGGAGAGGATTTTACAGGTGCAGTAGGACAGGTTAGTGATCAGGCTACATATGATGCAACAACAGTAGATCCAACTAAATCTGCTGTACTAGGAATACAAACACAAGAAGGAACTGCTGCACAAGTAGATGCACCAGATGCTCTACAGGTAGGAGAGGGAGAACTGATTGAAGGTTCTACTGTAGATCAAAAACAACTGGAAGAAACTTTAGCTAAGTCTCAAGCTGCAAGTGTTAGGGATGAACTAAGCTCCTTAATGAAGGACTTCGAAGGTGGAGACACACCTGCATGGGCTGCAGGTAGTATGCGTAGAGCCAACGCAATGTTAGCAGCACGTGGACTAGGTGCTTCTTCTGCTGCAGGTATGGCTGTAATACAAGCGACTATGGAAGCAGCATTGCCCATCGCTAAATTAGATGCAGCTAATAAACAACAGATGGCTATGGCTAAAGCAGAGCAACGTGCTAAGTTTTTAGGTATTGAGTTTGATCAAGAGTTTCAGGCTAAAGTAAAAAATGCTGCACGTATTTCTGAAATAGCAAACATAAACTTTACAGCAGAACAAACAATAGCTTTAGAAAATGCTAGACTTACTAGCACAATGGACATAGCTAATTTAAACGCTAGAAGTGCAAAGACTGTTGCAGACACAGCAGCATTGGCAAGTTTAGAAAGAGCCAACCTTTCTGCTATAAATCAAGCTGCTGCAGATAATGCAGAAGCATTCTTACAAATGGATTTTAAAAACCTAGATAATGAGCAAGAAGCAGAAAGAGTTAGATTCCAAGCTACAGCAAATGCTATTGTAAGTGACACAGCAGAAAAGAATGCTATGGAACAGTTAAATGTAAAAGAAGCAAATGATGCTACACAGTTTATTGAAAGCCTAGCAATAGAAGTAGCAAGAACAAACATGGAACAGCATAATGCTATGGAAAGATTTAATGCTGGTGAAGAAAATGCTATGGCTCAGTTTAACGAACAAGAAAAACGTGCTAGATATGAGTTTATTGCTGAGCAATATAGACTAATAGAACAGTCTAATGCAAAGTTTAAACAACAAGTAGCTACTGATGAAGCAGCAGCTTTAAATGCAGCATACGAAACAGAGGCTAAAGCTGCTAATGATTTATCTAAAACAGCATACAATAATGTTGTATCAGAAGAGAAAGACATGATGTACTATGCTTTTACAGGTGAACAAGCTAAATTAGATAGAGATACTAAAATTGCTACTGCAAATATAAATGCTGGCAGTGGTGGTCAGCTAGAAAAAGGTCTTTCTGATATAGCTGTAGAGATCACCAAGGGTATTATAGGTAAATGGTAAGGATAAAAAATGTCATATGATCCACGCAACATAAATCAGATGTACAAACAATATGGTAGGACACATGGCGGCTCCTCTAACAAAGGTAGTACTTATGATGAAACAACTCAAACAATCACAAGAGGATTAGGTACACCATTAAACAGAAGTTTTAATACACGTGACGATGACGATAATAAAAAAGATGATGTAGGTGGTGTTAAATCTTTTTTCAGTGATGTGTTTAGTTTGTTTACTAGAAGTGGTGCTGAACCAAAAGAGCCTCCTTCTTTTGAAGGATCTTCTGTATATGAACGTGAAGAGTTTAAGCCTATAACATATGATCCTACAGAAAATAGGATTACTGTCACAGGATATAACCCAAACACAGCTATGAGGAGCAGTGATGAGATTATGGGTGATGTTGATGCTATGCTTGATAGGTCACAAGCTGCTGGATATATTTCTAGACCGGGTATTTAGGACGAAGTTAAAGAACAAGACAGACCACCTGTTACCATAGAAGATGCTATTAATACTGCTATAGAAAACACAA